TCATCAGAGTCTCGCCAACTATTATACCAAAAGTAGTGTAGATTCACTTCTTAGTGGTAAGTCGGCAACTAGTCATACTCATAGTGTAAAGATTAACGGTGTTACTAAAACTATTGCAGCTACTGGTGGAACTGCTGTAGATTTAGGAACTTATCTTACTAGTCATCAAAGTTTAGCAGATTACGCTAAGAAGAGTGAAATACCGACAAAAGTAAGTCAACTTACTAATGATACTGGTTATATTACTTCTAGTGGTAGTTGTGCTTATGCTACAAGTGCAGGAAATGCTGACAAGGTTGATGGTGTTCACGTTACTTGGGCAGGTGAATTAACTTCTACTAATCACCTTGTGGCTTGGGAAGCTGATGGTTCAGCTCTTAGAGATATAAAACCTGCTAATGTTACTGTAGGTAACTCTGATAAATTAGATGGTATTCATGCTAATGGACTTCTTACTGCTCTATCTAATTCTGATAAGGGAATTAGTATAACAGTTGGTGGAACAACTAAAAGTGTTTCAAATATTAGTGTTAATTATGCTAGTAGTGCTGGAAATGCAGATACTGTAGATGGTGAACATGCGTCTGCTTTTACTAGGATTGTGGGTAGACATTCTATAGGAACTTCAGGAACAGCACCTTATAATTATATTCATTTGTTTAGAATAGCAAATTCATTAGGTTATTCTACCCTTGATTGTGAAATAGATTTGAGAACTAGGTATCATAGTGCTAAACTAGAAATTAGAATTAGTACTCAACAATATCCTTATAACTCAGGAGGTACTTCAATTTCTATAATAAAGAAAGTTGTAAGTGGTAGAACTTGTAATCTTTGGGTTTTACCTACAGTACAAACATCTAATTATAATTATTATGATGTGTATTATGAATCAGGAGATTGGAACTCAGGTTCTTATGGAATAACATTAAAAGGTAAAGGTGGCACTCTTGTTTTCGAACATAAAGGTACAAATCTTACAAGTTTACCAGATAAAGTTATTCCTGTTAGTAATAACGTTGCTACTTCTGCTACTAAACTTCAAACCCCTAGAACTATTTGGGGGCAAAGTTTTGATGGAACTGGTAATGTTAATGGTACTTTATCAGAAGTTGGTAATATACATTTTAAGGTAGGTGATAGTTATGACATAGGCTCTAATGATGCTGCTAGTAGATATATTTACACTCATTGGTTAGGGGCTAGGTCTGGACAAAAATTAGAATTAGGAGCAAATAATAGTGGATTTGGACAGGGATTATGTTTAGATACTAATTTAAATGTAGGTATTGGAACTAATTCACCTGCTTATAAACTTCATGTTGTAGGTGATATTTATTCCACTGCTAGTATTAGAACTATTTTTAAAGATAAAGCTATAATACTAAGCGATTCTGATGACCCTGCTTGGATTAGTGCCCTTGCAGGTCAAATAATATTTGATACTGGCAAAGCTATTCGTTTTGGTGAAACTGATTGGAATTGGAATAAATGGGCTGGACTTAAATATACTCATTCTAATAAAACTATCTATCTTGGTATAGCTGATGGTTCTGCGTTTACTGCTTTGAGTCCACAAAATGATGGTACACTTAAATTTCCAGGTATTACAACTATAACTCCTGATAGTGGAGCTAGAATTGGAGGTAGTGGTGGTGATTTATATTTAGGTAATGCTAATAATTCTGGTTTTGTGAAAGTTCAAGACATGTGTAGTCAAGTAGATAGTAATAATTGGAAAATAATGCAAGGTGGTTATGCTCTTTTTAAAGATATAACTATTATTAATACTGCTACTATTAATGGTTCTACTCATATTAATAATTTATTAACAGCTAAAGGTATAATGCCTACCACGACTGATGTAAATGCTTTTGGTACTAATGTAAATAATTGGGATGGTAGTATTGCAGCTAATGTTACTAATATGTTTAATGGTATTCCTCAAGATAATATACAAGTAGAATATTCAATGGATAATGGTGCTACTTGGAATGCATATTTTGGTAATCCAGAAAATAGATTTAATCTTGTAAACGATAATCCTAGAGTATTTAATTATTGGTTAGGGTCTAATAATTTACTTGGTGATACTGAGGCTGATAAACTTGCTCAAATAAAGAAAAATCAACTTAGGGTTACTGTTAAGATTCCTGATGAAATATATCAAGAACTTAGTTGGATAAGTGTTGATGTAAATAATGGAGTTGATATAAAATGCCAAGTATATTTTGGAAGTAGTACTGGTGGTTATAAAGAATATGTTTCTAAAATAATGAGAGGATGGGCACACAAATGTGATATTTGTGTTGGTCCTCTAAATGTAAATGTTGGTAATGATAATTATCGTTATGTAAGATTAGTATTTAGCCATCTCAATACTCATACTGCTTTACGTAATGGTATTGTTGCTAAAATTAGAGCTTTAGCTTTAACTAAATACCGCTATAATGGTGACAGATATACAATTAGTACTACTGGTCATATATATGATTATGATGCTTATATGAATACTTACTTCCCTAATAGCATTCTTGCTAAAGGTGGAGTTACAGCTTATCAATCTTCTGACATCCGCTTGAAGCAGGATTTGCGGAAGCTGGACTACTTGGGTATCATCAAGGCGATGGGTGGCACTTATGGCTTCGCTTGGAAGAAGGACAACACAAGGTCTATCGGTTGGATTGCCCAACACGTCTTGTGCAACCCTCAGTTAAAGGACATCGTGGAGACTGACGAGAAGGGCTACTACAAGATTAACTACTGGTCTCCGAAGCTGATTGCAACGGCATTCGGTGCTATCGAGCAGGTGGGCGATGAGGTCAGCAGGTTGAAGGCTCGGGTGGTCTTCCTTGAATCAGAGGTTCTGCGATTGAGTGGAGATAAGGAAGACTGCAACAATAAGAGATTAGATAACAAGAATATTAATTTATTAAATTAGTTAAGAAAATGGAGAATTTAAAGATTAACAAGAAGAGTGAACAGACAACCGCCACTTATACCAAGGGCGGCTATCGAGTAGAAATCACCTACAATGTTGATAAGACGGGTGGCAACATCGAGAGCATCAATATGAGTATCTATGGTGACCCAAATGGTAATTATCTCGGCAACGCGAACGCAAGCTCCAACGGCAGCGAGCTGACCTACAACATCAGCGGTGTTCCGCAGAGCAAGCTCAGTGAGGTATCAGCATTGATTAAGGAGGTTAATTCCGCTATCGCCGCTAATATGGCAAGCGAGGCAGCAGAGTAAGTATTAACGCAGGGTGGCTCTTATAGAGCTGCCTTGCCTAGTGTTTTAAGTTCTAAAGATTAGCGTATGGAACGATTTATATTATAGCTTGCGAAAGTGTTCAATGTAACAGTAGAGCGAGTTGTTACTAAAGAAGTTGTAACAAAATTAGAAACAAAAGTTGAATATTAAAAAAATAAAGATTATGTCTTACAATAGTGAAACTGGAATTATTAGTGCTCCTGTTAGCATTGATGATGTTAAACAAGCTCTTGGAGAGAGTAGCAATGACCTTGCTACTCTTTGTAAGAGTGTGAATTTAAATCCTTATTCTAAATATAAACCTGTCAATCTTTATAATAAACCTTTTGTTACAGATACTTTAAATTCAGATAAACAAAGTTGGAGTTCTTCAAGTAGAGGTTGGTGGTTAGGTAATAGTAGTTTAAATGACCAAGTATACACTATTAATATAGTAAGTTCGTTTGAAGAATTAAGTATTAAAGGTGTATGGAATTATAATATGCCTTTTGGAACCAATCAATCTCCATATAGACTTAGTGATTTTATTGGTTATAATACTGAAGATTATAGTTATCAAGACCCTATACGTTTTTCTACTGGTATACGAGATACTATATATTTAGACCAAACTTATTATTTAAGATTTTATTTTGGATATGAACCTATAAATTCAAAGAATACTATATCTTTTGAAGATATACTAGCTTTATTATCTGCTTTTAATGAAGAATGGTATCCTGCTGTATGTATATATAATAAAACCAAAAAACGTATGAAATATCTTTCAGGTACTGTTCCTATAAATAATGCTTCTGTTAGTTATAATGATGAAATACCTGATAGTGAGTTTATTGTTAATTTTAAAAATCAATCCATTAGTAGTAATAATGGTAGTAGTAGTTTAGGTTTTAAAAGTGAAGTTAATGATGAAATTTATATAGCAGGACTATTATGTCCTGTTGGTGGAGTTGATGATGATTATTTTTATACATCTGTAACACCTTGCTATATAAATAATGATGTTACTGGACAAACTATAGATATTTCTGGTTTTCTATTTAATAAAGTTGTTATAAGTACTAAAGAAAAACCTACATACTATACTACAGTAGAAGTAAAAGTTACTAATTTTACTGTTAATACATATTATGGAGGACATTATTATATAGATGATAATAATGGATATATTTTATCAGCAGATAAATATATAGAATTTAGTTTTACGTTAGATTTTGGTACTACTTCATTAGTAAGTTTACGAGCTAATATAGGTTCATTTGGTCAAACTGAACTAGATAATTTGTCAGTACCTGTAGCAACTAATATAAATACTTATGCTCCAAAACGTTATTTAAAAGTAAGTACAGAAAATGTAATATTAACTGCTTATGCTACAAAAGAAGATGCAGAAAAAGAATATGGTGGGTTTACTACAACACAGATACCTATTATAAATAAGATAGAAGACTATCCTCAATATAAAATTAATAATTGGAATATAGTTTTAAATTTACATTCTGATAGAAGAGAACATGATAGTTATTATGAAGAATTTGATTTTAAATTTGTTGGAGAAGTTAGTGGAATACATAGCTTACCAATATATCAATCTTAATTATAATAATATCAAGAATGGTAATCTGACGAAGAATATTGTATAACATAAAAAAAAGAAACAATTATGAAAAAGATTAAGACAATCGAGGCTGTTGCAGCCTACAGAACATTGAAGGCATTGAAGACATCATCAATGAGTGATGATGCCGCTATGCGAGTTTGGAAGAATATGAAGGCACTGCGCCAAGTAGCCGACACTTACGACAAGGATGTGAAGGAAGCGCAGGAGAGCCTGAAGGACGATAAGTTCGAGGAGATGCAGTGCAAGCTTCAGGAGTGCCAGCAGTTGGAGCAGAAGCACGCCGATGAGGGCTACGAATACACCAAGGACGATTCAGCCAAGTTCGCTGAGGTCAATGAGTACTTCTTCAATCAGAAGCAGAAGACCGAGAAGTACTTCAAGGAACTTGCCGACAAGGAGGTAGAGGTAGCCATCGAGGCAGTTGACGAGAAGGAGCTCTTCAAAGCTGCTAAGGATTGCGGCTTGAAGTTCGCTGATATGGAGACCCTTGATGTTGTGATAGGATAAACACTGATAAGTAGATATAGAAATAGCGTTAGAATTTGGTAAGGAAGCCGTTCTAACGCTATTTTTGTAGCCATCTACTTTCAGATTGTTACTTTTTATAAAGTTTAACACAGAAATATTCTCATGTAGTTACATTCTCATTTCCGCTGGTTTTGTGCAAAAGAGTGTATCTTTGCAACATCATTTAATTTAAATCAATGAATTATGAACAATTAGCTATAGACAAAAGGAGGTTTATTAATATGACACTAGAACAAGAAGCCGAAGTCCAACGGTTGATAAAGGACATTGATGTGACGGAGCTGATGGATATGCTTAAGAAGCATGGTAATCGGTATAGCAGGAGAATATTAAAGTTCTTCCGCTGGTTCTGCAAGTATGTGCCTATCATTATTATGTTCTTCCACGCATACGGCATTTGGGAGTTCTCTCAGCATCCACGTGAGATGTTTATCCCATATAATGAAAATATGCCTTGCTATATCTTTATTTATTTCATGGTTTACGTCCTGCCGATGGTGACGATACTGGCAAGTAGATTTTTCTTCTTGTGCCAGTGGTATCGCATTCCATTTATGTACTACTTAGGCATCAATGCGGCTCATATTGTAGAGTGGAGTTGGTATACAACTAAAGATATGGTGGATTCCTGCTTTACGGTCATGGTCGTGACAACTATATTCTATTTGTATAGCTTTGCTAGAATGTTTGTTAATGATACGAAACTAGGACGTAAAATTTGTGCATAAGATATGGGAAAGATATTGAATTATAAGATACTCGGCACGGCTTTAAAGTCGCTCAGTGATGCTTGCTTTAAGGCTGACGAGCAGCAGAGAAATGGCGAGAAGGTCACCGCTTGCGGAATGAGCGATGATGACTTGGATAGACTATGCGACATCATCCCAGATATGCTCAACCCGATGTTGAGCACCGAGGAGGTCAAGGAGAAGCTGCACGTTTCTGATGCTACACTCAATCGTATGGTTGCTAGAGGTGACATTCCAAATGGCGTTTGCAAAAAGCGAGGACATACCCGATATTTTAAGAAGTGGGATATACTACACTATATAAAAAGCAAGAGAAAATCATAACGTATAAGCCCTATCGCATCACGGATAAGCGAGCATATATGAGTATGGATTATATGTTTTGTACTTTGATTATAGTAGCGATACTGGTAATCATCAACAGCACGTTTATTGCATACCTATACTATTCTTACGAGTATAAGAAGGTCGATAAGTACTTCTTGACTTGGGTTACGATGTCAACTATGATATTAATCATGTGGTTCGGGGAAGGATTGTATCTGTATCTAACAGATTAATGACGAAAAATTTGGTGGTTTCGGAATTATTGTCTATCTTTGCAATGCTTTTTGAGCATCGCATATTTGAGCATCGCATTTCCGAGCAGAAATGTGATATTTCCCCTGTACTATTGGCGTAGTATAGGGGAAATTTGTTTCTACTTCTATCCTAATAGTTGAACATGTAAGTGTTCCTTACAAGTTGAGTAAGAGAGGTAAGTGATTGCCTCTCTTTTTTTTGTTTCAGTTTGCGTGAGTGACGTTGCAATTTTTGCAACAGTCACTCTGACTTTCCCTTTTTTTGTTTTTACATTTTCAAGAAGTCTTCTATATCTATGTACTCAATACCGAAATTCTCCGCACATTGTTTGTCGGAGTCCGAGAAGTCACCTTCTTTTCCGCTAGCATCACCTATCATTATCAGCTCACTTTTCTTCCAAGAAGAATACGACTCAAGCATTCCTGTATTTGGCTTTCTCATTCCTATCTCTGCATGCGATGG